CTACGTTTGAAACTGCCACGACTAAACAATAACTCCTTTAACTATATCTTGATTTGCGTTTGATTGCATCTGCCTCTTTCTTTTCTCTATCATATTTTAATTCATAATATCCAGCAAAAAATATTAACTCCTCATCAGTGAGTTGTGTTCTTAATTCACTAACTGTCTTACCTAATTCTGTTGCAAGGAAAAACTCAAAATTTAACCAGTTGTCCCCCCTTAAGATTCCTTTACGTTATCAATAGTTGCGTTTTGATTTACACCAAATAAAAATAATTCAATTTCATTCAATACATTTTCTGGCAACTCATTTTGTAAGTTAGCAAAATCGGCTGGATGAAATGCTTTTGTACCATCTTCATTCTCTGCCAACTGACAAAGCATATGTGTAGAAACTACTAAAGGATCATCACTACCAGCCCTTTGCGTTGCTCTTGCTCTGTCTGCCCTTGTAATAGCTTTGAAATATAAACTACATACTGTTTTGCCGTCATTATCTTTAACGTCAAATTTTCGCCTTTTAGAAAGGTCAAAAGCGTCCTTTAAAAGGTCGAGAGTTTTCTTTTCTGCCATAAATTAAATGCGAAGTATTTTTAATTTACTATATGTCAGAGGTTATTGCACCTGTTGTCTGGAATGAAATGTTTATCAACTGAGTTTCTCCAAGTGTTGCACCATACTCAGCACTTGTAATAATTCCAGAAAAAGCTAATTTTTTTGCACTAGCTGAACTATCAGGGAACAATTCAAACAATGCGTCACCAGCATCACCTGTTGTTAATATGTCCTCAACAAATGATAAATAATCAGCATTACCAGCATTGTCATAAATCAATTCTGCTGAACCTTCACCAGAGATAAGACCACCAACAAAAGTTTTTGAAGTATTACCTTGAACTGTAGTTTCTAAAGTATCCTTTGAAACTGATAATGACCAAGATCTAGTTCCAGCAATATCGGCTTCAGTACCAGCCGCATTATGAAACATGATCTTGCCTACATCGCCTCTAATAGCTGCCATGACAAAAAAAAAGAAAGATTTATAAATATATTAACTCTTTTCAGAGTTTTTTACATCTTTTTTAGAATTTTGTTGACTCTCCATATATCTTTTACAATTAGGATCCCAATATTGTGGATCTCTTACACCTTTGACAGCTTCGATAGCGTCTAGCATTTCATCTGTAATAACAAGTTTTGGCATAATTAAAGATCCTCGTAAATTGTAAAGGTTATTCTGATTTGTGTTTGAAACTTACCTTCTGGACTTGAGGTAAGAATCTCAGGGCCAATAGGTGCATCAAAAATAACACTTGATACTGTAATTCTATTGTATAAGTCTCTAAGTCTTTTGCAAATTGTAAGGTTAGACCCTGCTCCAAGACCCTCCTCAGTAAACACATTTAATAAAACAAGGCCATTAATCTGATTATCAGAATCTGTTGATCCACCTTGAGTAAGATATGAGTTGTTTCCAAAGCTGGTAATACATTGAACAAAGGTATCCTCTGCTGTTGAATCAAAGGTCATGTTATTAAATACAACAGGAATTGCTGGACTTGAAGCAAGCTCTGTAGCTAACCTAGCCTCGATTGTGGATCTAACTGTGTTTAAATCTATAGCAGCCATTATATGATCCCTTTAATCTTGTTGTATTCACCATCAGCCCAGCCTTGTAGTTCTTTTGCAATTAGTTCTGGAAACCCAGCTTGTGTATTTTGTCTTGTCCTATATTGACCACCCCATGATGGTGGCAGACTTGTTCCAAAGCAAACTGGTTCTGCATAAGGCAAAATATTTGATACTGTGCCACTAAATTTTTTTATATCTGTCTGCCATGCGTTTATAAGATCACCTCCTTCTTTTGGCTCTCCTTCATATACAACTCTTCTAGGAGTTGCTTTCTTTACTCTTGCTGTCCACTCTAAAGTAGTAGCAGCAACTAAAGTTTCTACAGCTTCCTCCATTACATCTGGGATCTGTAAAATATGTATTTGCCTTGCCATGTTTACCTCAAGATAAGATCAAAACTAATAGGTGTGTTATTTTGCTCATTCACTATTACTTGAATAATTTTAAATTCAACGCTACTTATAACTACTCTATCCTTTGTTGTTGGTGCAAATGTAAGATCACCAGCAGATATAGTAAGCAACTTATCCTGTGATTCAATCAAATCATTCACCTGATTTCTTGAAACATTACTTAAAGCACCTTTGATAGTCGTATCAGATGTAGATTCTGTTATAGCTCCAGTAGTGGTGTTATATGCCCCTGCTGTTACCTTTCTGATAGTCACATCACCACCAAGCTTCTTTAATGAAGCACTAGCGGCTTTTTTTAGTGCTTTAGCAAGACTCATAAGTAATAAGCAATAACCTGACCACTAGCTAAAGTGATACTTGTAATGACTCCACAAACTTCTGTTGAGGCTTTTATCTCAATACCATTTATTGTTGAAGACCCATTTTCTGTAATGTTTTCAGCAACAAAGGTAGCCACTGAATCTTTTAAAGCATGAACCTTGCCGAATCTGCCTGTATGTGCAGCAGTATCAGTAATAATAATTGCTG